TGAGTTGACACAATATTCAATGGGCAAGCACCTGCTCCTAGAGGTGTATGATGTCAATTTTGAAGCGATTAATGATGTAGAATCGCTTCAAAGTGCCATGTTAAGAGGTATTGAAAGGGCGAAAATGACCGTTCTGAACGTATTTTCGCACTGTTTTATACCACAAGGGTGTACTGTTGTCATTGCACTTGCAGAAAGTCACGTTTCATGCCATACTTGGCCTGAAAATGGGTGCCTGGCAGTGGATGTTTACACTTGTGGGGAAGGAAATCCACGTTTAATCGCCTTAGAAATTCTAAAATATCTCAATTCGGACTCATATTCTCTTCGTGAGGTTAGTCGTTAAATAGAAATAAGGAGATAGCAACCTCCTTTATAAAAGTTCTGTTTTATTCATTAAAACAGGAGCTAAAATGTCCAATTCACCTGTCGATAGAGATCAAAATTACATGTATTCAATGTGGGGAACCACAAAATTAGTGACTGATTATGAATCTGACCAACCAAAAAGGGTGATTCAAGAGGTAATGAATGACCATGCACCTCAACATGATCTTAAAAAGCAAACTGAATTGCATGAAAAAATTCGTAACGATGATGATTATGATGATTGGGACTATGGGACTGAACCAAACTATGGATCTCCCTGGCACTAGGTATAAATAAAAACAAGAAAATCTACCTCATCAATGGCAGTCACACGAATATCCAGAGCATTTAAGGATATTAGTTTATCTTTTGACCCACATCCAGTGACAAAAGATCTACCTGTCTTGGTCAATGAAAGGGCAATTATCAGATCTGTTCGTAACTTAGTAGAAACTATCCCAACAGAAAGATTTTTTAATCCACTGTTGGGATCTGACGTTCGCAGAAGTTTATTTGAGTTCGTAGACTATGGATCTGCATCCGTAGTTGAAGATCAAATTAAAACGACAATTAATAATTTTGAAGATAGGGTTGAAAATGTAATTGTTGAAGTTGATCCAAGACCCGATGATAATTCATTTGAAGTGACTATCATATTTGATATTATTGGACAAGATTTCCCAACACAACAATTCTCATTCTTACTAGAGGCAACAAGATAAAATGCCTTTTACACAATTTACAAATCTAGATTTCGATCAGATTAAAACTCAAATCAAAGATTATCTCCGTGCAAATTCTAATTTCACGGATTTTGATTTTGAGGGATCTAACTTTTCTGTTCTGATTGATACCCTAGCGTATAATACTTATATTACAGCGTTCAACTCAAACATGGTTGTCAACGAATCCTTCTTGGATTCTGCGACTTTGAGAGAGAACGTCGTGTCTCTGGCAAGAAATATTGGTTATGTACCTCGCTCTAAAACCGCCTCTAAGGCGTCTATTGCTTTCGAAGTACCTACGACTACCGCAAGTCCTTTTATCACTCTTCAAGCGGGTCTGGTATGCGTAGGATCGTTCGATAATACCTCATATAGATTCTCAATTTCCGAAGATATTACAACTACAGTTAATAACGGTGTAGCAAGATTTGGTTCATCAGCAGCACCTGTTTCAGTCTACCAAGGAAGTCTACTGACAAAGCAGTGGACTGTTGATCAATCACAAGATCAAAGATTCATTCTAGAAAACCCAAACATTGATACCTCAACACTTGTCGTTTATATTAAGGGTATTAATGACACTGGTTTAGGTAGAGAATATTATAGAGTTGATAATATTCTACAAATCAATAAAAATTCTGAGATTTACTTAATTCAAGAGGTTCAGGATGAAAAATATGAACTTCTATTTGGTGATGGATACTTTGGAAAAAAGTTAGAAAATAATGCGATAATCACTGCAAAGTATATTGTAACAGATGGTGAAAGAGGTAATGGTGCAGCAAACTTTGATTTTCAAGGAAATTTTGTAGATGCCTCAAATATTAGAGTAATTCCTTCTGGAACTATTACAGTCAATACAATTAATAAGTCATCAAACGGTGGTGAAATTGAACCAATATCATCAATCAAATATTTTGCCCCAAGACTTTATTCTGCACAATACAGAGCAGTAACTTCTCGTGATTATGAGGCGATTATTCAATCAATATATCCCAATACCGAGTCTGTATCTGTTGTTGGCGGTGAAGAACTATCTCCACCACAGTATGGTAATGTTCAAATCAGTATCAAACCAAAGAATGGTACATACATTTCAGACTTTGATAAACAAAACATTCTATCAAAATTAAAGCAATATTCAATCGCAGGAATTAATCAAAAGATAATTGATCTCAAAATACTTTATGTTGAGATTGATTCTTCTGTTTATTACAATTCAAATCAGGTTTCTAGTGTTGATAATCTAAAAACTTCAATTGTGTCTTCTCTTACAGATTATTCTAAGAATGTTGACATGAATAAGTTTGGTGGAAGATTTAAGTACAGTAAAATTGTCCAACTTATTGATAGAGTTGATAGTGCTATCACTTCTAATATTACAAAAGTTAGAATTAGAAGAGATATGAAGGCTCTGATAAATCAATTCGCACAGTATGAACTGTGCTTTGGAAATAAATTCAACGTAAAACCACAAGGATTTAATATTAAATCTACTGGATTTAAAATTGCTGGTGAATCTTCTACTGTATACATTACAGACACCCCAAATATTACTGCTAGGGGAAATACAGTAACTAATGCTACCGAAGCTGCAAATGTGTTCCTTTCCAGACCAGGTTCTATCAGTGCAAAAACAGGAATTCTTTCATTAGTTAAAACTGATCCTAGTGGAAATAGAATTGTTGTTGCCAAAGACGCAGGAACAGTTAATTATGAGAGTGGAGAAGTAATTCTTAACACCGTAAACATTACAGAAACCTCTGCCCCCAATAACATCATAGAAATTCAGGCATATCCAGAGTCTAATGACGTTATTGGTCTTAAAGATTTGTATTTGAGTTTTAATGTTTCAGAGAGTAAGATAAATATGATTAAAGATGTGATTTCTTCTGGGGAGGACATCTCCGGAGTTACTTTTACAAGAGATTACTATACTTCAAGTTATTCCAACGGAGAAATCGAGAGGAAGTAAAATATGTCAGATTTTGAGAAGAGAGTGCAGATCAATAAAATTATTGAGAGCCAACTTCCAGAGTTTATAGTTTCAGATTTTCCAAAAGCAATAGACTTTTTCAAACAGTACTATATCTCCCAAGAAATTCAAGGGGGAAATGTTGATATTGCTGAAAATCTAGATCAGTATCTAAAACTTGACAACCTTGTCCCTGAGGTTGTTGTAGGATCAACTTCTCTTTCTAACAATATTTCTTCCTCTGATACTACTATAACAGTTGCTTCTACAAAAGGATTTCCATCGGAATATGGTCTTTTAAAGATTGATGATGAGATTATTACATACACTGGTATAACAGCAACAACTTTTACTGGTTGTATTCGTGGATTTAGTGGAATCACAGGATATGATAACCTTTCTACCACAGATTTTGTTGATAATGTAAACAAACAGTCATTAACATTTTCAAAATCTACTCAGAAAAGTCATACATCTGGCACTACTGTTACAAATTTAAGTGTTTTATTCTTACAAGAATTCTATAAAAAATTAAAATACACTTTTACACCTGGATTAGAGAATAATGATTTTGTTTCCGACTTAAATGTTGGCAATTTTATCAAACATGCTAGAAATTTTTATCAATCAAAGGGAATTGCAGAATCTATTAAAATTCTGTTCAAAGTTCTGTATGGTGTAGAATCTACTGTTATAGACCTAGAAAATAGACTTGTCAAGCCATCATCCGCTGACTATATTAGAAGAGAAATTGTAGTAGCAAAAAATATTTCAGGTAATCCTCTTGCATTAGAAGGGCAGACTATATTTAAATCAACTGATATAAACACCAACGCTTCTGTTTCTAATGTTGACATCTTCACTAGAAATAATGAAGAATATTATAGGATTGAACTATTTGTAGGATACAATGATAGAGATTTAATCGAAGGTATTTTCACTGTTCCAGGAAAAACAATAATCCTTGAAGATGTTTCTGTTGGTGGTTCTGTAATTTCCGTTGATTCTACTATTGGATTTGCAGAGTCTGGGACTTTAATTGCAGATGATAATATCATCACATATACTTCAAAATCTATTAATCAATTTTTTGGTTGTACAGGCGTAGATACTGCGGTATCACTAGGAACAGATATTAGATCAAATGAAACTATCTACGGATATGAAGATGGAGATATTTCGCAGAGAGTTGATCTACGTATAACAGGTGTTATTTCTGAATTTGAAGAAGTTGGTGATATATCTTTGATCGATGAAGGAGAAGAAATAAGAGTTAAAAATCTTGGTGAGATAATTGAAAATCCATCGGAGGGCAAAACTCACAAAGAGGTATTTGCAAATAGTTGGATTTATAATACCAGTACAAGGTATCAAGTATCTTCAATTTCCGGATCAACTTTCACTTTGTTTAGCAACGTTGATAAATCCAGTTTGAAAGAGGGTGATATTGTTGATATCTTAGTTGCACACAGTAATACAATAGTATCTTCTGGTGCAATTGTTTCGCAAATTAATACTCTTCTAAATCAGGTTATCCTGAGTAATATATCTGGATTTACACCAAATCCATCTCAATCGTATGATATAAGAAGAAAACTAAACAAATCAAAGAGTTTAAATGTTAATCTCTTTGGTGGTAATAATGTTTATATTTCAGACACATTAAATGTGTACCATAATGATAATGGCGATGGATATGTCGCATCAAATTCATTACCATCTTATGAAATTAATGATGAGTTGATAGAATCAACAATACCCGCTGGAACAGCAACATATCTTGGCGGTTACAATTCGACAATTTTAGCATATTCTATTATAAAATTTTCAAATAACACTAAATTTATTGATGGTGATATTGTTACATATACGGCAGAGAATCAACCATTATCTGGTTTAATCTCTGGATCAGATTATTATGTGAAAATTGTTACTTCTAATCAAATTAGATTGTACTCATCGAAATCTTTGTTGAGTGGAAACGAATATACAGTCTTCTCTGAAAATACTAATCCAGGTTTCCACA